TCGTGTAACCCTCGGGGTTTTCATCCGACTTCGGAAAGCCCGGGCCCTTGCCCTTCATCGCGCCGACCGCGTCTTTCTGGAATGCTGCGTCGGCTGCGGCTTTGGCGTCGGCTTTGGTGGTCTTGGCATTCGACTGCGTCTGCATGGTGACTCCTTCGTAGTTGAAAACGGTGACCCGGGTTCGCTTTCTCGGCACCCTCGTCTTGGCGATCCGCGCCTCAGAGTTCGAAACTTGCCGATGAGCTACTGCCGGGGTGCTGCGCTGTATGGGCCTGGTCCTGGTTGCCGAGGCATTGGCGGTCCGTAGCTACTGTCGGGGCACCAACCAGAACTCCCCGACCACATGACTCGATCCCCGTGCTTGTCTTCCCGTTCCGGATGCAGTGTGGCCGTGCCGGCGATGATCTGCCCACTTTCCACGGTCTGCCGCCCAGACGAATCACGGTTAAGGCCCTCTCGGTGTATTCGTTAGAACGTCGTCGGCTGCGCGACCGCCCTGACGAGCTTCATCAGTCCGGTCTGGAAATCGGTGCGCGCCATTGCAATCCAGCGCTGCGGCTGCGCGTCGTCGATACGATGCTCTTCGTCCTTTTCCGGAAGATTCTTAGCGTCGACGATCTGCTGCCCGACGTGCGCATGAACTTCGCCAAGCAGCGCGTCGGTGGCCGCGCCGTGCGCCTTGATCTTGTTCATCAGGTCGATTTCGGCTTGCGACAAATCGCGGTAACCCTTGATTTTCTGATGCTGGTTTTCCATGCTCCTGACTCCTTCGTGGTGGTGAAAAAAACGGGAGCGGGCCTCGTTAGAGACGGGGTTCTGAACAGACGGTTGCCCCGTGCAAAATGCGCCCGCGTTGTGGGTTAGGCGGCCTTCTTCGCCTTCGCGACCGGCTCGCTCAAAAACGTGTTGATTGCCGCCGCTATCGGTGCGAACACTTTCTGCTTGCCGTAGCGGGTTACGAAGGTGGTGAGGAGGGCGCGGCCACCCAGCAGTTCGTCTTGCTGGCGCTGGATTTCGCGCTCTTCGGCCTCGGCCTTCAGGCGAATCTCTTCCTGCCGCTGACGCTCAGCACGCTCGGCCGCCTCCTGCTCCTCGCGCAGCTTGCGCTGCTGTTCTTCGATGGCCCGACGTTCGTCCGCCTGCCGGCGCTCTTCGGCCTCGCGGGCGATCTTGGCGACCCGCTCCTCTTCGGCCAGGCGCTCGCGTGCAGCGCGCTCCTGCGCTTCGATCTTGAGGCGGGACTCGCGCTCGGCCTGTTCGATGCGGGCCTGTGCAGCGGCCTGCTCGTCAGCCCTGCGACGCGCTTCGGCGGCTTCCTTCTCGGCGGCTTCGCGTGTGCGCTTTTCCTCGGCGGCGCGCAACCGTGCGGCCTCTTCGCGATCGGCGCGGAGCTGGCGCTGCTCGGCTTCGTAGGCGAGGGCTTCGGCGTGCAGTTTGTTCAGCGCGACCACCGTCTGCACCTTGACCTGCTCGGCCTCCTGCGCGAACTCGGCGAACGATTCGTCGATAGCGATGGCCTTGACGTCTTCGAGCGTGGTCGCCAGCACTACCGAGCCGGACAGGATGGTCAGTGCCGTGGCGGGCATGCGCAGGTCAGCGTCGATCCGGCTGCGGATGTTCAGTACGCGGACGCGCTCGGCCTCGATCTTCACCTGCTTTTCACGCTCGACGCGCTGGTCGTGCTCGTCCTGGATGGCCTGCAAGCGTTGCTCCTCGGGCGCGATGATGCCGATCAGGCGCTTTTCCTCCTCGATCACGGCTTTCGAGAATTTCGTCGCGTCGTCCCGCGCACCCTTGCCGAGTTTTTCCAGTGCGATGCGTTCGGTCTTCAGCACCATCCGCGCAGCGTGCAGTTGCTGGTAGCCGGCGGCGTTCGTGATGGCGACAATCTCGGTCGATTGCTTGGCGAGTTCGCGCAGTTTCTTTTCGTGCTCGGACGCGCCCAAGGCGACGGAGGCGCGTTGTGCAACGGTGAGTTCTGTTCCGGTGGTCATGTTCGATTGCTCCTTGAATTAGGCCGCTTGCGCGACCGGCGTTAATTTCGCTTCGAGGTCGGCGATCGTGACGTCGACCTCGATCAGAAAGGTGGTCACCTCTTTTTCGAGGTTGGCGATGTAGACATCATCGCGTCGCACGCGCTGCACGTAGAGTTGCATCCGCTCGGGCATGCGCGGGTCGTAGCTGATGAAGTCGATCCAGCGCCGGCCGCTCATCCACAGATTGCCCTGCAACTGCGGCATGTGGTCGGGCGACATGCCTTTCAGCAGCGTGTCGATGTGCGTCGCCGTATTCGGGCATTTGATTTCGACCTGGCCATCGTGACCGACGAGACCGTCCGGCGATGCGCCGGCCTTCAAATATTGGTGCCGGATGAACGCGACCTGCTCGACCACCAGGCCGCGGGCCTCATAGGCGATGCGCGCATACGGCTCCTGCTCAGTGCCCCAGCGCATTTCGGCCGATTGATAGGAGTCGGCTGGAACGCCGGTCAGTCGCTCGGCGATGATCTGCGCGCGGTAGTTGCGCCGCGACGCAGATTCGCCGGCCTTGACCGTTGCGAGCACGTCCGAAAAACGCGATGCGGTGGCCAGTCCGCATCGCGCCGCCAGCCATTCTGGCGTGCCTTGCTTCATTACAGCGCCGCCTCGGTCAGTTCGAGGTGCCGGACGTCGTAATAATTCTTGTGCTTGACCTTGTCGTCAGTCGGCAGCGCGCTGAAAATCTCGGCCAGTTCCTTGACCGTTTTCGCGTCCCTCATTCCCTCGTGTTCCGAGATCACCTCATCCTCTGGAATCGGCACGAAGGTGCCATTGATCGCATCGTCAACCGTCAAGTGCTGCGCGTTGGTCTCGGCCGCGTTGTTCAGCACCATCGCGGTTTCGAGCTCGGGTGTGGCCGGCAGGTACTTCAGCACCTGCAGCAGCACCACCTTGCGCGCATACATTTCGAGGTTTTCGAACGAGTAGTGGCGCTTGCCGACCTTGTTATATTTGTCGCGGTGGCGACGCACGCGATCCATCGACCAGAGTTCGATCACCGGCTCCTCGGCGCCCTTGACGCGGCCGACCGCGTAGACGTAGGCGATCTTGTTCGGGTCGTCCTCGTTCGAAATATCCGAGATCACGAGCCGCGGCCGGTCGCCCTGTTCATACTCGAACCGCTGGCCTTCGTAGATCGCGCCCGTCCAGGCGGTCGCGCGGCCGGTGCGGTTGACGAGCTCGAGCAGCCCCTTCCAGCCGGGTACGAACTGGCATGTATTGCCGTAGGGGATCAGGTAGCAGCGACCATTCAAGCCCGGCTCAAGTCCAAGTTGTGCGGCCTGAATGACGGCGGCGAATACGCTGGCCGGATCGCATTTGCCGAGTGCCGGCGTCATGCGAAAACAGGTCAGCGCGATGCGCGCCATGCGATCGGCGTTCAAATGCTTCGGCAGCGCGAGCGCAATCTGCGCCTTGTGCGCTTCGAGCAACTTCGGGAACGAAACTACTTTTTCTGGTGCATTCATTGTGATTCTCCTTGGGTAAAAAACTGTTTGTTTGCGGCGGTGCGTTCACTGCCATCAAGCACGCCGGTTATAAAAGAAAAGCTGGCGAGGAGGAGGGCGGCGTAGAGCCAATCTCTCAGGCGCATGGCTGGCTACCCCTCACGACCTGAAATCGTGTTGACCAGCCGCGCAGGACGAATGTCGCTGCAATCGCCCGCGTGCCCTTGAACTGCAGGATCAGGCCGGCCGGCACTTGCGAATAGAGCGGCAGTTTCGGATTCACGATTACGATGCGCATGTTCAGCCTCCACGAGTTCTTCGGTTGCAAGCCAGGCGCCGATGCACATGCCCAGGATGAAGGCGAGGGCGATGCCGGCGATTAGTGATTGAAGGGTGATCACGCCGCATACCCCCGCAGCCGTTCGCGCTCATCCTCGTCACGGTCGGCCCGTTCCTCCGCCAACCGCTCATCAACAAAGTCCGCCCCCCGCCCATTCGTGAAAAACTCCACCGCAGCCGCTTCGACCAGCTTGCGCAGCCTCTCCTCGACGCTGATGCGCGTGTCGGACAGATCGTTGTGCGTGAGCAGGATGGCGACGTCGTCTGAGGTGATGCGCTGGTCGTCGATGAGGGTGTCGAGGAAAAATGAGGCGTCGTATACGCCGAAGTTGTTGCCGCAGGCGATTTCGTCGGCGAGTTCGGCGATTAGCTTGGTGCGGTCGTTGGCGATTACTGCGAGGGGTGCGGTGTCCATCGGGTTCCTCCTTGCCGCGGTGTGCGGGTTGGAAGAATTAAAGCATTGCTTTATCTGTGATGTCAAGCATTGCTTTAGTCCGGCACGCAAAAAAGCCACCCGAAGGTGGCTCGATTCGTCCGCTTGTAACTGTTACAAGGGCTTAGCGGGATTCAGCCACTGCTTGCACATGCCGCCGATTGCCACCGTGCAGCAGCCGTTGCCGTCCCAGCTCGTTTTGCGCACGATCCCGGCGTCATCGACCTCCAGCACGCGCCGGCACGAATACGACATGGCGCCGCCGCCGATCACGGCACCTGTCGTTGTCTGGTTGCCGCTCGCGACCACGGCCCCGGGCACCGCGCGCGCCTGGGCGTTCGCATTCGTCGTGCTGGTGGTGAATCCGGGCGTGCTGACGATGTCGTTTTTCGTCCAGATGTAGAGCTGCCGCCCGCGGAAGGTTTGCTGCTCGGTGGGGTAGCCCCATTGCTTGACGACGTCTTCGATGTTGACGCCATCCCAGCCGCCCATAATTTCGTTCATCGTGCCGGTCGACGAGCAGCTCGCCAGCAACAACAGCCCGATCATCAAAACGCTACGCATGTGATGTTCCCCTATGGTCCGGTGAATTATAGACCTCACCGTCTGGCCTTTTTGTGGATGGCCGGCATGTGCTTTTCAACGTGCCCATCGCTGGGAGGGGAGAGGCGGCCGGCCATCTCTTTCACCAGCGCCCGATTCCCGTACGCCTTCGCGCGCACCTTACCCAGAAGATCGATCTTTTCCTCCTCGGTGAGCCAGTAGAACAGGCCCGCGATCTCGCCTGCCCGCGGGTCCACTTCGGCCGGCGATACCTCGGTTAGCAACACAGCGACCTCCTCGAGGAAATACGCGAGCGGCTGGCCGGTGACCTTGGCGATCGTGCCGAGGTGTCGCTTGTGCAGGCGGCCAGTTTTTCGCCATCCGTTGACAGCCTGAGGTGTCACATGGCACGCATCAGCGAGCGCCGCACCGGTCACGGGTGGTCTCGCTGAATCCATCGCTTCCCGCAGGCGGCGCGCAACCTCATTGGCATCAAGCATTTGCATATTTTCTTGCCAATCCGCAACTCGCGGAATAAGGCAATGCTTGACATCAAACCTAAAGCAATGCTTTACTCTGCGCATGGATAACAAATCAGGCATTGAGCGGGCGTGCATCGTTCTGGGCGGCCAAGTCAAGTTGGCTGACGCTCTGGGCGTCACGCCGCAGGCCGTCTACCTCTGGAAGAAAAGCGGCAAGGTGCCGGCCGAACGGGTGCTGGCAGTCGAGGCCGCAACGGGGGGTGGCGTCACGCGTCATGAATTGCGCCCGGACATTTTTGGGGTCGCGGCGTGACAACTCAAGCTGTCGGGGTTGGCCGCCTTGTGTTGAGCGGCATCAATTTGCCAACTCCAGTTGCCAGCCAGTGCATACGGACGTTCAGCACATCGGCCACTTTCGCCAAATGCACGCCGCTCAACTCCGCGGTTTTCATCCTCAGCCACTTGGCCACCGTCTGCCGGGGCACTCCGACGCGGCGACCCAATTCGCTTGCTGAGAGTCCGCGCACCAGCATCGCATCGCGCAGCCGGTCTCGGAACACGGGCGGATTGTCGCTGATTTTGCGGCGGCTTGTATGTCGGAGTGGGCACCAAAAAATTTTGGCCCATTTCGACGGATCAAAACGAGGCAATTGATATGGATCAATTTGATCTGTCCGCCAAGCCGCCGATGACGACCGTCGATCACTCGATCATTGCGGCGCAGCCTTCGATGACCGCGGCGCTGATGCTCTGCCAGCAGTTGTCCGGCGTGGACGACAAAGAACTGTGCGGCAAGAGCGGCATCGTCAAGGAGGCGGCGCAGTGGTCGCGCATACGCGGCGGCCAGCATTTTTTCCCGCAGGACAAATTCTGCACGTTCATGGATCTGTGCGGGAACGAAGCGCCGTTGCTGTGGCTCGCGGATCGACGCGGCTACCTGCTGACGCCGAAGGAAACCGAACTCGAGCGCCAGCTGCGGATCGAGCGGGACAGGGCGGACAAGGCCGAGGAAAAACTCGCGTACCTTGAATCGCTGCACACGGGGCGCAAATGATTTCCACCACCACAAATCAGGCCGACAGCCCCTCAAGCGTCCGCCCATTGTCTGCCCCGAAACCGCCATATGACGGTGCGGTAACGCACACAGCGGCCAACAATCGGCGGCGTCGTCTCGAAGACAGGCTGATGCGCGCACGGGTGAAGCTCGCCAATGCGCAGATGCGGGTGGATGCGCTGGCGGCGAAGTTGGAGGCGTTGAAATAATGGACATCACCATCACGGACGGCACGAACGCCAAGGCGCAGCGCGTGACACGCATTCGCGTCGAGATTTCGGATCACGACCTGGCCACCGTGGCCGGCAATCCGGACGAACTGCTGAAGATCATCAAGCGCTCGCGCAACCCGGCGAAGGATCGGTTGCGGGCGCTGGCGACGTTGGCGGGGAAGATCAAAGCATGAACGGACCGCGTCGGCCGGTGCTCCGGTATCACGGTGGAAAGTGGAAGCTCGCGCCCTGGGTGCTGGAGCATTTCCCGCCGCACAACATCTACGTCGAGGCCTTTGGCGGCGCCGCGTCGCTGCTGATGCGAAAGACCCGTTGCTATGGCGAGGTTTACAACGATCTCGACGCCGACGTAGTCAACGTGTTCAGGATCCTGCGGGATCCAGTGACGGCCGCCGAATTGTGCAAGCGCATCAGCCTGACGCCGTTCGCGCGTGACGAGTTCAAGGCCGCTTACGACGAGCCGGCCGACTCGATCGACGCCGCGCATAAAATGATCGTGCGCTCGTTCATGGGCTTCGGCAGCGCCAGCATGACGCGCATGCACATTACCGGTTTCCGGTCGAACTCGAATCGATCGGGCACGATCCCGGCGACGGATTGGGCAAACTGGCCTAGCCAGGTGCAGGAATTCGTCGAGCGGTTGCGCGGCGTCGTCATCGAAAACCGTGACGCTGTGAAGGTGATCACGCAGCACGACTCGCCGTCGACGCTGCATTACGTGGATCCACCTTACCCGCACTCGACCAGGTCGTCGCTCACCCATAAAAACGGAAATCGCGGTCACTACTACCGGCACGATATGGACGATTTCGAGCACCGCCGGCTCGCGCTCGCGCTGCGCGAGCGTCAAGGCATGGTGATCGTCTCCGGCTATACCTGCCCGCTTTACGACGATGAACTCTACGGCGACTGGAAGCGTGTCGAGCGAGCCCATTACGCGGATGGCGCGCGCCCCCGTACTGAGGTGCTGTGGCTGAATTCTGCGTGCGTTGCAGCGCTCGAGCGCTCGAAATCACAGGGGAGGTTGGTCGCTTGAATTACTACCGCCGCTACGTAGGCGATTATCTGCGCGACACCGCGCGTCTTTCGATGCTCGATCACGGGGCGTATTGCCTGCTGCTCGATTACTACTATTCGGAAGAGGAGCCGCTGCCGGCCGACCGTCAGGAGATTTACACGATGGTGCGGGCAATGACGCCCGAGCATCGCAAGTCGGTCGACAAAATCCTCGATCGATACTTCGAGCTGGCAGACGACGGTTATCACAACAATCGAGCCGATGAGGAGCTTGGGGTCGCCACCGCGGTGATCGAAACGTCGCGCGAAAACGGCAAAAAAGGCGGGCGTCCTAAAACCCAGAAACAAACCCGCAACGAAACCCAGACAGAAACCCAGAACATAACCCAGACCAAAACCGGAAAGGTAACCCGCGACGAACCCGCAAATAACCATCCACCAACCACCAACCACCAACCCCCAGCCTCCAGCCTCCAACCCCCAGCCTCCAGCCAAAGCGGCGGCGGTGTGGATGCCAGCAGTAGCGCGCGAGAACCGCAAAAAGCGCCGCCGCCTTTGCCTGAAAAAGATTCAAAAACCGTGGAAAAAGCGGAGCTTACAGAGGGGCCGGCTGTCGATCTGGCAAGGCATCTGCAGTCGCTCGAAGTCGGAATCGCCGAGAACGACGCGAGGCTCGACGCTTGGATTGCCAAGGGCATGACGCTCGCAACGGCCGACGAAGCGGCGGCGAAAGCGCGGACGAGAAAGGGGCGCGGATCGGGACCGATTCCGCTGAACCTGATCGCGCTGATCATCGACGATTTGCTCGACCCGGCGGCGAGCAGTAAGGGCAACTGGTGGGCGACGGAGGAGGGGATCGAAGCCAAGGCAACCGAACTCGGCGTCAAGGCTGTCGCTGGCGAGGATTGGGAGCAGTTCAAAAACCGGATTCACACGGCGATCAGGAAGGCCGCATGAAGCCCTCGCGCGCGCGTTACCGCCCTGGTCACGCCTTCCGTCGGCGCATGGAGCGGCTGCAGGATGCGTGGTGGCTGCGCATGTGCGTGAAGCGCAACCAGCCGCTGGTGCTGGGCGAGGAGCCGTCCTTCCTGACCGGCGAATTCGTGCGCCAGCACGAGCAGAACGTGATCGAGCTGTTCGCGCGGGCGGTGAAGCGGTGAGCAACATGTCCGACACCAGCCTCGCCGCGTTCAAGCGCGCGAACGTCACTGCCGGCCAGCGCCGGATCATCGAGTGCCTGCGCAATCGTCCGCGCCTGCGCCCGACGCGGCAGGAGCTGGCCGATCTGCTGGGTATGAAGCTGCAGACCGTCACGCCGCGGGTCAACGAGCTGATCCACGACTTTGATCCGCCGTGGATCCGCGAGTTGCCGGTGCGGGATGGGGCGCATCCGCTGGAGTTGGTCGAACACGATTACACCCCGAGAGAGGCCCGAACCGACACAGGGCCCTACGCAGTCGAACCGCATGGCGAGGAGTCGGGCGCATCACCTCGCAACCCGGAGGCAAAGCGGGTGCCCGTGTGGGTCACTCCCGTGTTCGAGCACCATCGCATGAGCATGACCGTCGAGCAGGCGAAGCGGCTCCTTGCGCACCCCCGCGCAGCTGACGCGGGAAAGCAGTTTTTCGAGGCGCAGCTCGTGGCATCGACCGGGCGGCGGCATTGGGTGGATCTGTGATCACGCTCACGTTGCCGATGCCGATCTCGGCCAACAGGTACTGGCGCTCGTTCGTGCTTGGCAAGCGCGTAATGGTTGCGCCGAGCGGCGATGCGAAAAAATACAAGAAGGCCGTCGCGCAGCTCGCTCGCGAAGCCGGCATCACCGAACCGTTGACCGGCCGCGTGCACGTCGATCTCGAGATATATCCGCAGCGCCCGCAGGATTGGGCGAGGCGTGCGCGGATGGATCCGTTCGGCTGGGATGATGACGTCCGCGCCCTGGACATCGACAACGTCAGGAAGTGCCTATACGACTCGATGAAGGGTGTCGTGTTCGACGACGACAAATGGGTGTGGTCGGATGCCGCGCGCCGCATGGAGCCGGACGGCGAGGCGAGGGTGGTGGTGCGGATTACGCAGGAGCGGCCGCGCGTGCCGACGGCGCAGCCGCAACTCTTCGACATGCCGGCGCCGCCGCCGGTCAGGCGCGAAGAACTCGCGGCGAAACCCTTCTGATCGTGAAGGTCAACGTCCCCCAGCTGATCATTGACCTCGAAAACGCCGGACTCTCTGATGCCGAAATCGCCATCCGCTCCGACGTGCGCAAGTCTGGAATCAGCCTCTGGCGCGCTGGCGATCGCCGCCCGAGCTTCGACGCTGGATTGCGTCTGCTTGCGGTGCATCAACAATTTTGTGCGGCAAGTTCCCCCCTGAAAACTCTGTTCGGATTACAACCGCGCGTGGAAGCATCAAAACCAATCGGAGGACGTGACGATGGCGAAGCAGAAAACGAAAGTCCCGCAGGGCGGCCCTGACGCCGAGCCCAGCCCGAAAGCAGACGAATCCACGACCGCAGTGCCCGCAGCCAAAGGCCTGCCCACTGTCGACGAGGCGAAAGCTGACCTCGAGGCCAACGAAGCGCGCACCTCGGTTCTGACCGAGGCCGGGCACCTGGTGCGCGATTGAGCGCCGCACGCATGCCGGGCGAAGACGGCCCGCTGAACAATTCCAACGACGACCCGAACAAGGTTGCCCGCGATCGCGAGATCCGCACGCGCACGATCGCGGCGGCGGCCTCCGGTGGTGAGCCGGATCTGGCGCCGATGCCGGCTCTCGACGAAGGCCCCGCGATGCGGGAAGCAACGATCAACGGCGTCAAGGTCAAGGTGCATGTGCCGACGATCCGCCGCTCGGACCACGTGATGCGCTTCGGCGTTGAATCGCGCCTACCGAAGGGCACGCTCGTTCGCAAGGACGGCACGCCGACCGAGGGCGACGAGGAGCCGTTCGGCGTTATCGGCGACATCGAGCTGCCGGACGTCGGCCGCCTGGTCTCGCGCGTGATCCCGTTCGATGTGGTTGAGCCCGACAGCCAGCAGGCGCTGGGCAAAGCGGTCAGGGCGAAGAAGGCGGCCTGACCATGTGCACGGGCGCGGAGTTCCTCGGGTTTTTTCAGATGGCCGGCGCCGCACTTGGCGCTGTGTCGAGCCTGAAGTCGATGACCGGCAGCAAGTCGCCCGAGATCGTGCAGGCCGCGCCGGTAGCCGACGCTGCCGCAGCCACCGACAAAGCCGCGCAGGAAGCGCAGCAGAAGAAACTCGCCATGCGCCGCGCAGCTCGCGCCAACTCCCTGCTATCCGAAGCCGGCGGCATGGGCGACGGTAGCGACCCCCTCACGCAGTCGGCAACAGCCGGCGGCAAACTCTCGCTGGGGTCCTGACCATGTGCGGCGGCGGCATCGGAAAACTGTTCAGCAGCATCCTCGGCGGGGCTGCACCGCAGATGGTGATCCAGCAAGCCGCACCAGCCACCACGATGGCCGCGGGCGCCGACACCTCCGGTGCGAATGCTGCGGCCATTGCCAAGAAGCGCCGCTCGCTGCTGTCCACCGCCGGCGCGATTGGCGACACCTCGGCGGCGACAACCGGATCAGGGGCAGCAATCGGTAAACCTACGCTGGGGGCGTAACGATGAGCCTTCCCGCGCTTCGCATCGTCGATCAGGCGAGTCGTGACGTTCAGACGTCTGCGCGACTGGCGGTGCAGCACATCAATCTGCCGATCGAGGCATTCGCCAACCCTCACGAGGTTGCCGCCTATCGGTTGTGGCAACGCGAGTGCGCCACCGCTGCAGCCAACATCGCATTCAAGCGCGCGGCAAAGAGCCCGCTTCGTCGCGGCGGCCTGGTCCTGACGGATAAGGGCTGGGAGATCCCGACCGGCCCGCTCAACCCGCGCGTGATCGAGCACGACCCGAAGCCGATGACGGAGGCCGAGGCGGCATTCGAGGCGCAAGTGCAGGCAGAGGTCGCAGCCTTTTCTGACGCTCACGAGCACGCAGTCAAGCGCGCCGACATTCACCAATTCCAGCGGTTCTATCGCGAGTGGCAGTTGCCGATCCGCTTCTACTTCGAGCCGGTCAATGGCTGACGTCGACCAGATCCTGCGCCGTCACAAGCAACTGCGCACGAAGCGCACGCTGCTCGACGAAACCTATCGCCGCTGCTACGACGTGACCTACCCGCTGCGGGGTGCGCGCTTTGCGACCGCTGGCTCTGAGGCGTCGCAGCAGGACGAGGCGCAGATGATCGCCTATGCCAAGGCGGCGCTGCTGAAAATCTTCGACTCGACCGCAACCGACTCCGTGCGCACCCTGGCATCCGCCCTGGTCGCCGGACTCGTGCCGTCGAACTCCCGCTGGGTCGAATACGGTGTGGCCGGCATGGAAGACGAGGCGCTGCCCGACGAGGATCGCGTGTGGCTCGACGAGTCGGCCGACATCGTGTGGCGCAACGTGCTGGCGTCGAACTTCGATGCCGTGATTTTCGAGTGCATGATCGACGAGTGCATTGCGGGCCTCTTCGCGCTCTACGTCGATGAGGATGACGAGGGCGGCTACAAGTTCGAACAGTGGGCGCTGGCCGGCTGCTATTGCGCGCAGTCGAAAGCCGGTGGCCCGCTCGACATCTGGCACCGCGAATTGACCATGACCGCCGAGCAGGCGATCAACGAGTACGGCCCGAACATGGTCAGCAAGAAGACACGCGACCTGGCGGCCCAAAATCCTGATGCACCGGTGACCGTCATTCAGGCGATCTACCCGCGAAAAGACGGCAACGGACAACTCGCGCAGAACATGCCCTTTGCTGCCTGCCACGTCGAGAAGGACGCGCACACGCTGCTGCGCGAACGCGGGTATCACGAGCTGCCGATCATCGGCCCGCGCTGGACGTTGCTGCCCGGCAGCGTGTATCCGACCGGCCCCGTGTTCGAAGCCATGCCCGACATCCTGACCCTCAACAAGGTCGTCGAGATGTCGCTCGCGAATCTTGACCTCGCCGTCGCCGGCATGTGGGGTGCGGTTGACGATGGCGTGATGAACCCGAACACCGTGCGCGTCGGCCCGCGCAAGATCATCGTCATGGCCGACAAGGATTCGTTTTTCCCGCTGCAGCCGGCCGGCAAGTTCGATGTGACGGCGGTCGCAGTCGATCGCCTCGACAACAAAATCCGCCGCGTGCTGATGTCCGACCAGCTCGAAGCCTCGCCCGATCGCCCGCAGATGACACTCGGCGAGTTTCAGGGGCGCGTCGAGCTGCTGCGCCAACTGCTGGGCCCGAACTATGGCCGCATGCAATCTGAGCTGCTGCAGCCGCTGGGCTTGCGCCTCTTTGGCCTCGCTTATCGTGCTGGTGCGCTGGGACCGGCGCCGGAATCGCTGCGCGGCAAGGAGCTTGTCGTGCGCTACAAAAACCCGATGGCACGCGCGCAGAAGATGGCAGACGTTGGCGCGATGGATCGTTACGAAACGACACTCGGCCAGGAGTCCGCATTGCGCCCCGAGGTGCTCGACAACTACGAGTGGGACGATGCGGTCAGGAAGCGCGCTGAGCTGCTGGGCGTGCCGGCTCGCCTCATCCCCGAAAAGAAGAAGGTCGCGCAGGATCGCAAGGACCGCGCTGACCAACAGAAGCAGCAACAAACCGAAGCCGTGGCCATGCAGGCCGCAGCAGGAGCAATGCCGAAAATGGGAGCCACCACATGACCGTCGCCCGCACCACCTCCAGCATCTCCGCACAGAACACGTTCGCCACGGCAGTTGCCATTGCCGGCGCTTTCAACTTTTCGTTGTCCGGCACCTGGGCGGGCACCGTGACCCTGCAGCGTTCGTTCGATGCGGGCGCGACCTGGCTTGACGTGCAGAGCTACACCGCCAACATCGAGGACCGCGGCCACGAGGCTGACAGCGGCGTCACCTACCGCTTCGGCATCAAGACCGGCAACTACACCAGCGGCACGGCTGTCGGGCGCATTTCGCAGTAAGCGACGCTATGACGGGAATCATGGCAGGGGCGGTCCGTTCGGCGGTAATGAACGGCGGGATCATGAACGGGGGGATTATGGGGGAGGGCGCTGGCGGCGCTCGCGTCTCCTTCGATTGGCTGAAAAGCAGCCCCTCGATCCGCTCCAGCGACGGCCGCTGCACGCTCCCATGCCTGCGCGGCACTGACAGCATCCGCTCGTTCACCGATCACGAGGGTTACGTCCGCTACGCCAAGGCGAACGAGGCGGTGTTTCTCGGCTACCGGCGCGTCGAGAACCTGCTGACCTCCGGAAAAACGGAAACCTTCACGACCGATACGGTGACCGGCATCAAGGGCACCGAGCCTTACATTCTGTCGTTCACCGGCACTGGCTCGTGCCAGATACAGGGATCCACCTCCGGCAATCTCGGCACCTTGGTCGGTCAGGGTGCGGCGGCCCGCGTGCAGAAGATCGTAACTTCCGGCGCTGCGGTCGGCGCGACCGAGACGTTCACGCTGACCGTTACCGGCACCTGCACGCAAGGCCAGCTTGAAAACACGAACAAGCAACTTGTGCAGGTGGCGGGCGAGTATCAATCGAAGGGTGCACTGTCGTTCCCATACAAGGGCTGCGGCGTCGATGGCGTGAATTACTACATCACCGCCAACGGCAACACGGTCAACGCTGAACTGATCACCGAAGCCGTGGGCGCGGCTATTTCGAGCAGCGTTCTGTGGGGGCTGGACATCCACCCCGAAGAGCAGGAATTGCTGCTCTACACCGAGGACTTTTCGAACGCGGCGTGGGCGAAGCTCAACGCGCCGACCATCACGGCGAATGCGCTGAACCTCGGTGGCGTTCGCCTCTCGACGCTCGATCAGGCGACATCCGGCGCGCTGCGCGGCGTGCTGCAGACCTTTAGCCCGAGCGACACGACGGCCAAGGGTCACACGCTGATGTTCGCCAAAGGACTGGTGAATCCATCAACGAAGTCGTGCGGCCGGCTGCGCGACACGACCGCGGGCATCGATTACCTCAACTACACGATCGAATGGCCGGGCCCTGGCGGCACGGTTACGAACACGCTGTCCACCGGCACGGTCGCGGAATCCACAACCACGATCACCCTTTCGGTTGCCGTGCCGGTCGGCTCCACGCTGCTGATCGCCTGCATCAACTACAAATCGCCGACGCAGCGCACGGTAACCGGCGTGACACTTGGCGGCTCGGCAACGGGATGGACGCAACTCGCGGGCGCTGCCGGCTGGACCGGTGGCGGTGGCGACGATGGCGGCTGCGACATCTGGTATCTCATCAGCCCCGCATCCGGCACCGCAAACGTGGTGGCGACGTTCGACAGCGCGCCGACCTCGCGCTGGATTGAGTGCTCGACGTGGACCGGCACGGACCTGACGACCCCGTTAAGCGGCGTGGTTTCGGTTGCGAACACCGGGGGCACGACCTCCACCCTGCCGGCGATTTCACTGAATACCGGCGACGCCTGCATCGACGCGCTCTACAGCGGCAACACCGGATCGGTGCCGACGAACGGCGACACGCTGATCTACAGCAACCGCAGCGGCACGAGCGGCAATAACGGCGGGGCGCAATACAACAACACGGACGGCGTTCTCAACTGGACCGGATGCCGCAACGGCGTGCACTACCAGGTCGGCGCTCGCATTGCCGCCTCTGCTGGCACGCCGGGTGCCGGCACGACGCCAGTGGTGACCATGACCACCGGCACCAAGCACACGGTCGATACGCTCGCCGATGGCGGCTTCATGCTGTGGGCAGAGAGTGCCGTGCTCGGCAATGCCGCGAACACCCACAAGTTTGAACTGTATTCGGCAACCGACGCGGCCTGCACCGACACCACGCGAACCGGCACGCTGATAGTGGGTGCGGCCAACATCACGCACAGCACGCACGGCTACACGCACCCGGTGCCCTATATTCCGGCGACCAGCGCGACCGTTACGCGAGATTACGACCAGTTCGCTGACGACACGGCATTCTTGTCGTGGTTTAACAACCTCGGGCCGGGCACCGTGTTGATCGAGGCGAAATACAAAATCTCGTATTCACAGGCCGGTTACCTGTGCCAGTTCGGTGGCAATGGAAGCGAACGCATCATGTTCAACCGGCGCGGCATTCCGACCGCCGACACCGTGCAGAACTATATGCGAGTTACAGGTGCTGGCGCCCCGGACACGGTATCGAGCGGCCTCGGCATCGGAACTGTAGCGAATGGTGTGCGCACTAAATTCGCTTACCGCTGGCGGCTCGGCGTCAACGGATCCTATGCCAAGTTCACCGGCGGCACCGGCAGCTACGGCTTGGGCAATGTGCAGTCGATTCCTGACCTGTCGGCCTTCCCCTGGTTCGGCCTCGGTGGTAGCCCCACGGGCGGTGGCACCACGGACGGCAACGCTGCCGCGAGCTTCACGCGATTTGATTACTACGCTGAAGCCAAAACGGACGCGCAGATTGACGCGATGGTGGCATGAGCGACGCCGAACGCACGCAGGTAGAAAAGGACTCGCGTGAACGTGCGGCGCGTCAGTGCGAGTGGCTTGCAAACCAAGAAACAGACCCGGTGGCGATCGGGGCGCTTATGCGCGCGGCTACGCAGCTTCGCAAGCTGCCGGTGTGGCCGGGCATTGTCGCCAAGCCGCCGATCAGTGATTTACCCGCCGGCGGTTCGGCAGTGAGCAAGTAAAAGGAGAAATGTCATGTCCCAAAACGTAAAAGGCAGCTTCGCCAGCGGTCAAAGCGTCCAGATCGGCGAGACCTCGGCCGAGCTGGTCGTCCCGAGCGGCTTCACCAGCATGAAGGTGACGATTACCGGCCTCGATGCGAGCAATACCGTCAAGACGCAGAAGTCGACGAACAACGGTCAAACGTGGGCGGATCAATCCACCTACAACAGCGACCAGACGGCGACCGCCGTTACCGTAGCGCACGGCGAACAGTGGCGGCTTTTCCACCTCGCCGGCCAGGCGCTGAAGACCATCGGCTACGAGCTGAGCGCACAGTCCTGATGAAAATCGATTCGATCAACATCAAGGCCACGAACGGCGGCCGGGTGTGCAGCCTGCGCGCGGGCGGGCGTGACTTCTCCTTCCCGTTCACCGATCTGGTCGAGTTCGACCGGTACGTGGCTGAGGTGCTGCTCGTCACGGAAGGGCTGGTCGCAGCCAACGCAATCACCGCCGATCAGCGCGACGTCCTGCAGATCGATTCGTTCTACGTGCAGGACGCGGACGAATACAACAAGCGCTGCATCGCGCCATACGAGATCAACGGCCGGCGCGAGATCGGTCAGCATGTGTGCGGCGGCAAGTGGTACGCCGAGATCACGGTCAACGGCATCCCGACCGATTGCGGCTTCAACACGGTCGAGGAGCTGTTCCAGATCACCCAGCAGATCATCGGGCGCGAGATTGCGCGCATGGGTTCGTTGCTGCAACCGGCCATCGCGGTGGCGCATGGCTGAGAAGGCCAGACAGTGCACGCCGGGCGATTACGCGCGAGCGTTCGAGGGCTCGCCGTCCGGCATGGCCGTGATCGACGACCTGGTCAAACGCTTCGGCGGCAAGCTGTGGGCGGATGGCGGCACCGAGGGCGCGCGCAAGACGGACTACAACTGCGGGCGCCGCTCGGTGCTCGATTTCATACTTGGGCAGGTCAATCGTTCTAAAGGGGTGGAGGATCCAAATGCTGATTCGGAGGAGTAACTATGTTGTGCTCATGGACCAGGCGGGAGACGCCGGCGCAGGTGTGGGCGCTGGTGGAGGGGCCGCTGCCACCAGTGGAGACGCTGGCGCTGCCGGAGTCGATGCGGGCGCGGCTGCGGCTGGTGGCGACAAGGGCGCAGGGGCCGCTGCAGGCGCAGCAGGAGAAGGCACGCTGCTTTCGGCGGCGGCTGGCGCAGGCAAGGATGGTGCGGCGGCAGCAGGTGCGGCAGCGGTTGTTGCAGACCCTCTGGCCACTATCCCGGAGAAGCTCCGCGTACTAGGCACGGACGGCAAGCTCGACGTCAGCGCAACGCTCGCAAAGGTCAACCAGGTCTACGGCCAGCTCGAAAAGCGCATGGGTGAGGGCGGCGCGCCGCCGGAAGCCGCTGACGGCTACAAAACCGACGCCGTCGTCGCCAAGCTGAAGGAAGCCAACGGCGGCAAGGACATTGAGCTGCCCGGCGAGTTTACGAAGGAGTTCAACGCCTTCGCCCTGAAAGCCAAGCTCACGCAGGGCCAATACGATGAGGCGCTGACCGGCCTCATGACGATGGTCCCGAACCTGTATGAAGAGGGCTACCAGCACGCGATGAAGTCCGGCCGCGAGCAACTCGCCAAGGTGTGGGGTGCCGACGGCGTCAAGCCGGATAGCCCGCGCATGCAGAACGCGGTGAAGGCATTCAATCGCTTCGTGCCGCAAGCGCTGCGGAACAGCGAGACGATGGACGCGATCGGCAATCACCCGGTGGTCATGCAGATTCTGGAGGCGATCGGCGCCGAGCTGAAGGAAGACAAATCAATCGGCGGCGAATCGGCCGGCGTCACGAGCGAACTCGACACGCTCTACTCAAGCCCAGCGTATTGGAACAAAGCCGACCCGACGCACGACTGGACCGTGCAGCGGGTTTCTGAACTGATGAAGGGCGGCGCGAAACCGAAAGTGACGCGCGCACGTCAAGCGGTAAAGCTGTAATTCGGACAATCGGACACCGACCCGAAAGGACCTAGCAGGGCGCAGCGGATAACCGGAGACGGCCCGCAACCGTAACACCAGCAGCACCCGCTGTAGGCAAGCCCGCACCCGCGGACAACTTGACCGAGCGAGAGCGAACTCACACTCAACTCGATCAAGGAGCCTCACCATGAAATGCATCAAGGTAATCGGCACCGGGGCGCTGTATCTCGTCGCCGGCGTCTTCGCGTTTTTCCTCACCGCGGCGCAACTCGCGCTCGCACTCCCGCGTTCGCTGACGCCCGATCTGGCAACGATGTATTCGTTCCAGATCACGGAAGCGTTCGTCAACCAATACGAGGGCAATTTCTACACCCTCGCGCAGCAAATGGCCTCGCGCTTCTCGGCGTACGTCGAAGTGGTCAGCGGCATCGTCGGCCAGTCGAAGTCGGTTGAACGTGTCGGCCGCACGGAAGCGTACGACATCACCACGCGCCACGGTGATACGCAGTACGTGACCACGCCGCACAGCCGTCGCTGGATCGACCTGCAGGACAAGGGCTGGGCTGACCTCGTTGATGAGCTGGACGAAATCCGTCTGCTCGTTGACCCGGCATCCGCCTACACCCGCATGGCCGTTGCAGCGTTGAATCGCGCCAAAGACGACGTGATCTACGCGGCTGTGCGCGGCTCGGCCCGCACCGGTACCGGCACCACGGCGTTGCCCGCCGGTCAGAAGATCGCGGAAGGCGGCACCGGCTTGACGCTGGCGAAACTGCTGTCGACGAAGGAGCTGCTCGACGCGGCCGAAGTGCAGTCCGACCCGGGGCAGGACGCAACGGGGCAGGGCGAGACGCCCTCGCGCGTGCTCGTGTGCTCGAGCAAGCAGTTGACCAACCTCTACGGCACGACCGAGATCAAATCGGTCGATTACAACAGCGTGAAAGCGCTGGCCAACGGGTCGGTCGACACCTTCCTCGGCTTCAAGTTCATCCGCTCGGAGCGCCTTGCCAAGTCAGGCACGACGCGCTTTGCGGCGGCCTGGTGCAAGCCGTGCGTGCGCCTGGGCATCGGCAAAGACATCGTCACTTCGCTCGACAAAATGCCCGGCAAGAACATGGCCGTGCAGGTCTACGCGCGCGAGTCGATCGGTGCCGTGCGGGTCGAAGACGAGGGCGTCGTCGAGATTGGCTGCTTCGAGTAACTGAATAACGAGACCGGCTAGGGCCTCGACATTTACGGGCGGGATATTCCGGCGGGCCTAGCCAGCTCGCCGGAATTTAAAGCTCACATTTAAAGGAAATTCGACATGAAAACGAAAACGATTCTCTCGGCAATGCTCGGCTGGCTGGTCGCTCAGGCGCTCAATCCGTCGCGTCACTACACGTTCGGCACCAACTTTTTCACCACGCAGGTCACGGGGCTCAATGCCGCTCCGCCGACCCGCATCAAGGTGAATTTGAACCACGGGCGCATCCGGTATGCCTGCGGCTTGTGGGCGGCGAATGCAACCGCGCCGCAGATCGCGGACATCCTGTATTTCGTGCGCTTGCCGGTCGGTGTGCGGATTCTCGGCTACATCAGCCGTCTGTCGTGGAATGCCGGCACCGCCGCCTGCACGATGAACCTGGGCGATAACGTCACGGTTGCGCGTCACCTTGCCGCCACCGCGATCAACGCGGCCGGCAACGCGACGCCTGCGGTCGCTTCCGATTCTCTGGGCACCACGGCCTACGAGACCACGGACGGCACCAAGGATGGCACCGGCGTGCCGAGTTCGACCAACGATACCGACATCCGCGGCACGGTTGCGGGCGCGGTGGTGGCCATCACCCAGAACATTGGGCTGCACATGGCCTACGTTCAGGACTGATCACCGTCCTTTAAAAATTGCCGCCGGGGATGGATGGCCAGACCTCCTCCCTGGCCAGCCTACAAAACTCCGGCGGCAACCTTTTTGCATTGATGGAGTAACGCGATGGCCGCAACCAGCGAAGTACAGATCTGCTCAAACGCACTGCTGTTGCTCGGCGGCGCCGCGATTTCCAGCTTCACCGAACAAGGCACGGGACCGCTGCTGAGTTCAAATCTGTGGCCGCTTGTGCGTGATGCGACCTTGCGCTCGCACCCGTGGAATGTGGCGATGAAGCGCGTAGCGCTCGCGCCAGATAGCAACACGCCCGCATTCGATTGGGCTTATCAGTTCCTGCTGCCCGGCGACTGCCTGCGCGTGTGGAAGGTCGGCCGCGATGGCGACGTGCCGGAATACCGGCTCGAAAGCTCGGACGCCGGCAACGTGATCATGATGGACGAGGCGACCTGTTACCTGCGCTACGTGCGTCAGTTGACCGACGTCACGAAATACGACTCGCTGCTGACGATGGCGCTGGTCGCCGCGATGGCCGCAAATCTCGCCTACCCGATCACCAAGTCGCAAACGCAGCAGGACGCGATGGTCAAGCTCTACCAGTTCCACCTGCGCCAAGCGCGCACGATCGACGGCACCGAAGACACGCCCGAGGAAGTGGGCGACACACCTCTCATTGCGGCGCGCGTGTTTTAACCGATGTCGCGCAGCCAGTTCATCCAGACGAATTTCACCTCCGGCGAGGTCTCGCCGCGGCTGCAGTCGCGCGTGGATCTCGCGAAATACAAGAACGGCGCCGAAATCATGGAGGGCATGTATCCGCTGGTGCATGGCGGCGCGAACCGTTGCCCCGGACAACCCTTCGTCGCCGAGACCAAAAACAGCGCCAAGCGCTCGCGTCTGATCCCGTTCGTGTTCTCCTCCTCGCAGGCGTACCAGTTGGAGTGGGGCGACCTTTATATGCGGGTTTTCAAGGACAACGGTCAGGTGGAGTCTGCGCCCACCGTGCCATACGAAATCGTCACGCCATACGCGGAAGCCGATCTGACCGACTTGAACTACGTGCAAAGTGCCGACACCGCGTTCATGGTGCACCCGACCTACCCGGTGCGCCGACTCACCCGATCGGGGCACGCGGCGTGGAAGCTCGGCGTTTATCCCTTCATTGTCGAGCCTCACGACGAGGTGGGCACGAAACCCGCATCGAACGTCACGCTGGGTGCCGTCACCGGAACAGGCATCAGCGCAACCGCGGCATCCGCCGTGTTCGAGCCCGCCGACGTTGGCCGGCAGATCACCTCCGGCGATGGTGTGGCAACGATTGTCGGCTACACCAGCACGACGATTGTGACGGTCGATATTTCGGACGACTTCAGCGCCGTGCTGCTGACCTCCGGCAACTGGACGCTGACCGAGTCGCCGAAAACGACGCTCACACCATCCGTCGCCGGACCCGAGGGTGCTGCGATCACCCTGACGCTGACCGCTGCCGGCTGGAAAAGCGCCCCCACTACCGACGTTGGCCGCTACGTGCACATCAACGGCGGGGTGGTCGAAATCACCGGCTTTACCAGCAACCTGATCGTGTCCGGCAAGGTGCGCTCAGTGCTGACCGGCACCACCGCGGCGCCGTCCGGCTCCTGGTCGATGGAAACGAAGATCTGGAATGCGACCAACGGCTACCCGCGCGCGGCCTTTTTGTTCCAGCAGCGGCTGATCCTCGCCGGCACGACTGCATTCCCGAACCGCGTGTGGGGTTCGCGCACCGCGCGCTATAACGATTTCACCACGGGCGGGCTTGACACGGACGGCCTCGACTTCGATCTGGTGTCCGACCAGCAGAATCCAATCCAGCAGGTGTCTGCGCTGAAAAGGGCGCTGCTGCCGCTGACCTACGGCGGCGAGTTTTCAGTGACCGGCGGCGTCGAGAAGCCGCTGGCCGGAACCAATGTGCAGGCGTCACCAGAGACGCAGTACGGCATCAAGAACGTGCGCCCGGTGCGCGTGGGCAATGAGATTCTGTTCGTGCAGCGCTCTGGGCGGAAGATTCGCGCAGCCGGCTACAAGGTCGATCAGGACGCCTACGGCTCGCCGGACCTGACGATTCTGTCCGAGCACATCACCGAGGGCGGCATCACCGAAATGGCCTACGCGCAGGAGCCGGACTCAACCCTGTGGTCGGTGCGCGCCGACGGCCAGGCGGTGGCAATGGCAATCTCGCGCGAGCAGGAGGTCGTCGGCTTCGGGCGGCGCGTGACCAAAGGGCTGTACGAGTCGTTTTCGTCCATTCCATACCTCGACACCGATCAGGTGTGGTGCATCGTCAACCGCACGATCGGCGGGGCGACCAAGCGCTTTGTCGAACGCCTCGACCCGACCGTCAACACGGATTCCTGCCTGACCGGCTCATTTGATCCCATTGAAATCACCGCGATCTCGTGGCTGGCCGGCACTGTCACGGTGACCACGCTGACCGCGCACGGGCTTGGTGTTGGCTCAAGCGTTCGCATCGCCGGATGTGATCCGGCCGGCTACAACCGAGATTTCATGTGCACCGCTGGCACCGCGGGCACGACGATCAATTACGCGCTGGAGACTGACCCCGGCGCTGCAACGACACTCGGCACGGCAACGCCGCTGGCGGCAGTCTGGGCCGGCTTCGATCACCTGGAGGGCGAGGCGCTGGACGTGCTGGCCGATGGTGTCGTGTTCCCCGCGGCGACCGTCACCGGCGGCCAGATTACGCTGCCGCGGCCCGTGGCGACGATCGAGGCGGGGTTGCATTACCAGAGCCGCCTGCGCCCGCTGACGCTCGAGGTGGCGCTCCAAGGCACGACCGCGCAGGGCTGCCAGATCAGCGTCAGCACCATCATCGCCAAGCTCTACAAATCGTATGGCGGCACGATCAAGACATTCAACGATGAGGGCGTCGAGCAGTCGAGTGAGGATCTGCCGTTTCGCAGGTTCGGCCTCGGTGCGATCGGCCAGCCGTTCGTGCCGTACACCGGCAACAAGCGGGTCAACACGCTCGGCTGGGGCGAGACGTGGAAAGCGGAGCTGCAGCAAAACCAGCCGCTGCCGTTCTGCGTGCTGGCGTTGATGGGTAAGGTGACGGTCAATGATTAGGCCCGCCACCCTCGCCGATGTGGTGTCTATCGTGGCGCTCGGCCGGATTATGGTCACCGAGAGCTGGTATCGGCACCACCCGTACGACGCCGAGAAAACCGCCGAGACCATCCGCCGGCTGATCGAGGGCGAGTTCGCGGTCGTGCACGAGGTTGACGGCGTGATCGACGGCTTCCTGCTCGGCTACACCGCTGAACTTTGGTTTAGTCGGGATCTGGGTGCATTTGATCTGGGCCTCTACGTGCGGGAAGACCGGCGCGGCGGCTCGATCGCGTTTCGCCTGGTGGCCGCTTACCTCGATTGGGCGCGCGTCAAGGGTGCGACCGAGATCACCATTTCGTCGAGCTGCGGCGTCGAGAAAGACAGCATCACGCGACTGATGCTCGGCACCGGATTTACACACGTCGGTGGCGTGTTCAAACGCAAAGGGGCGCAGTATGTGTGAGGGCGTGTTCGACATCTTCAAGAAAACGGGCGACCCGGCGAAGGACGCTGAGAACGCGCAGAAAATCATCCTCGCCTCGTCTGGATTGAAAGCGATGGGCGACATCAGCGGCGGGGCGCAAGCGAAAAAGTATTTCCAATACCAGCAGCGGCAGGCGGAGGCGGATGCCCAAGCCGAGGCGCAACTCGGCGAGGTGCGCGGCAACAAGATCAAGAAGGCCGGCGGCTACGTGAGGGACGCGGCGCGCGCGGGCTATGGTGCGTCGGGTGTGCGGGCCGACTCCGGCAGTGCGCTGGCGGTGGACGAATTCATCGGCAAGAACGCCGAGGAAGACGCGCTGACCGAACTCTATACCGGCAAGCGCCGGCAGGCCGTCAAAAACACCGAGGCGCAGGGCTACGGCATGCAGGGCAATAACGCTTTCAATGCCGGCCTGGGCAACGCGAGTAAATCCCTGCTGAGCGGCGCCGCGGTGTCGAGTGAGGCCAGCGACAAGGTCAGCAAGTGGATCAAGCGCAGCGAGCGCAAGGACGCGCCGTGAGAATCCCGACCGGCGACTTCGGGCTGCGCGCACCCGGTGGTGTCGAGCGCGCAACGGTGGCGCCGAGCGCCTTTGTGCAGCCGGGCGCTACCGATCCGGCCGAGGGCGGGCTGCGCATGGGCGCTGCGGCGGCAAGCGACGCGGCGACCGATGCGTACCTGCAGAATCAGGAAAAGCGCCAGCAGGAGGCCGAGGCCAAGCAGGCATTCAAGGAGTCGAAGCGCGCCGAGGCGATGACGCTGCACGCCGAGGGCAATAACGCGCTGGGCGACCTGCACGACGAGATTGTCACGGGGCTGGGTGCGGGCACGATCAAGAAGGAAGACGCGCCGCGCATCTGGGCCGAGCGCTCGAAAGAGGTCACCGATTCGTATGTCGATCGCGCGGACAAGGCGAACGGAGAGCTGCTCAAAGGCTCGCTCGCCGGCAGCATCGGCAACTTCGGCCGCAACATCAACCAGGCGGTCACGCGCCGCGCGCAGCAGGACATCGGTGCGCAGCTCAGTACCACGGTCGAGGCGTTGCAGCGCACAGCCGAGCGTGATCTGCCCAACGCCATTGTGCAGGCCGACATGGCAATCGACTCGCTGGGTCCGCAGGCCGGCATGAATCCCGAGCAGATCGTCAAGGCGAAGCAGGGGTTCAAGGAGGCCGCGACGTTCAATAAGCTGAACAACGAGGTGATCGGCGCGCGCAACAACATGAAGGGCCTGACCGCGCTGCAGGCGAAGATTGGCGAGAATCAAGACCTCGACCCTGCGAAGCGCAACGCCCTGCTGAACCAGACCGAGACGCAGATTCTGAACCTGCAGAACAAGGCCGAGGCGGCGCAACGCCGGCGCGAAGCGAGTGCCACGCGGGCAATCACCATGCTCGACAGGCAGATTGCGATGGGCCTGCCTGTCGACGCCAAAACGTGGGTGGCGACGCAGACGGCGGTGCGCGGCACCGAGTACGCCCCGCTGGTCGACGGCATGATGAAGGCCGAGCGCGAGGTGCAGACGCTGCTGTCCAAACCAATTGGCGAGCAGATCGCCTACGCGAACGCAGCCGAGGCGAAGGCGAACACCGGCGCCGGTGGATTGCAGGAAAAGGCCTACGCTGACCGCCTCAAAAAGACGGTTGCCGCCAATGTGCAACTGCTGACGAAATCGCCGCTCGAGTACGCGGTGCAGCGCCAGGGGGCGGACGCAACCCCGCTGGATATGCAGAACGCGGGGTCGTGGGGTGACGTGCTCGCCACCCGCCTGGCCGCCGTCGATCCGCTGACCAAGCAGCACGGTGTGCCGAAGCGCCTGCTCTACCCGGCCGAGGCCGCGCAGTTTGGTCAGATCATCACCGGCAGCGACACGAAAACCGCCCTGACGGTGTTTTCGGCGCTGAGTAAGTCGGTCACCGACCCGAAGGCGTTCCGCGACACGGTCATGCAGATTGCGCCTGATTCCGTTGTGGCGGCGCAGGCGGGGCTGGCCGCCGGTCGCGGCACTACCGACGACATGAAGACCGCCGAGCTGATGCTGCGCGGGCAGCGCGCGCTGAAGCCGAACAGCAAGGAAGACGGCAAGGGCGGGGGCATGATGAAGATGCCCGAGGAAAAGCTGCTGCTGTCTGAATTCTCCGACTACGAGCGCGACGCCTACGCGGGCAAGCCCGAGGCGCGAAACGCCGTGTTTCAGGCGGCGCACGCGATCTACGCTGCGCGCATGGTCGACAAGGGCGACTACTCCGGCGTAATCGACTCGTCGGCGTGGAAAGACGCCATGAAGCGCGCGGTCGGCACGGTCGAGAAGTATCAGGGCAAGGCGGTCGTGCTGCCGCGCGACACCGATTACAGCCAGTTCAGGGACGGCGTGCGCACGCGCATTGACGCGCTGACGACAACCGGCCGGCTTGATCCGCAATCGACCGCTGGGCGCTTGCGCGGGCTGCCGCTGGAGAACATCGGCGACGGCCGCTACGTGTTCCGCGCCGGTGATGGCGTGCTGGCCGACAACGTGGGCCAGCCGGTGGTGATCGACTTCAACGAGCCGGCCTACGCACCGGCAGCACCGGTCAGGCGCGGCAAGGTGGCAGGCTTCGGCGATTCCGGCGGCGGGGCGGCGACAGGGGTCACGCGGTGAGTTTTGAGCTGTATCCGGAGGAAGTCAGCAACCGCATGGCGCTGATGCCGACCGTGCGCGCACCGGAGCCGGGCGTGTTCGATAATTTCCTCGCCGGCACCGGCAAGGTGGCGATGTCCGGCCTCGCCAAAGCCGGGCGCGCGGTCGATCTGCTGGGCTCGGTCGGCGCCATCGCTGAAGACAAACTCGCCGGCACGATCCCCGAGCGCTTCGGCGGCTACAAGGGCACGGTCGCGCAAGACCGGTATTTCAAGGAGCACGACGACGTTTTCAACAAGGCCGTCGATTACTGGACGCCGAAGCCGGGCGAGGTGGGCACGGCGGCGCAGGTGGTCGGCGCCCTGGTTGGTACGCTGCCGCTGGTTTTTGCGTCGCCAGCGCTGGCGGTGGGCGCAACGCAGCTTGGCGTCGGCGAAGACCTGGTCAGGCAGGGTGTAGACGCCAGCAAGGCGGGCGCTGTGGGCGCTGTGCAGGGCGCAGGCTTGGGCCTCGGCATCTGGATGCCGATCCTCGGCCAGAACGGCTGGCAGCGCATTGTTCTCGGCGGCGCTGGCTTCAACGTGGCGCAGGGCGTGGTTACACGTGGAACCTCCGGCGCGATCCTGTCCGGCACCGCGGCGGCCGATGAATACAAGGCGTTTGACGGCACGCAGATCACACTCGATGTGCTGCTCGGTGCTGCGTTCGGTGGCATCGCGCACCTGTCGCCAAGTCAGCGCGCGCAGGGCAAAGCGGTGTGGGACAAAATCGGCGAGTGGGGCAAGGGGCTGAAACCGTCCGATGTGGACGCGCTGGCGACCCTGCGCATTGCCCAGAACCTGAACGAGAGCGGCATCCCCGGCAAACCGTTGGCGCCGGCGGACGCCGACGCATGGGTTACGCGCACACGCACGGCGATTGACCAACTGACGCGCGACGAGCCGGTCAATGTGACCGACATGCCGGAGCCGAAGGTTGCGCTCGATCCGGAGCGCATCAAGGCCGCCGAAAAGATAACCGCCGAGTTCGACCGGATGGCGGCTGAGAAACCGCTCGAAACACCCGTGCAGGTTGACGACGCGCGCGCAGGCGAGACGCAGCCGCCAAAGCCAGCCGAAGGTGAGCAAAACGCCGGCGATGCGGCAAAACCCCCTGATCCGCTGTCCGTCGAAGCCTCCCGTGTGGCCGATGAGAACCCCGATCTGCAAATCCACGTCGGCACCAACGAAGCCGGCGAAAAACTGACCATGACCGCGCGCGAATTCCTCGACCACGGCGACGACATTGTCAAGCAAGCGCAGGCCGATTCGAAACTCTACGAGATTGCGGCGGCGTGCATGCTGGGAGCGGGCTAAATGGGATATGAACATTGTCTGGGGCGCATCCGTCAGGCCGCGACAACCGCGCTCTCAGACGCTGAAATCGGCAAGATTTTCGAGCGCATCCACAAAGCCGCTCTCGACATCAAGGCCGGTCGCGTCGAGGCCGGCGCCGACGTGGGCGGAAAGATCGGGCAAAAAACCGGCACCGGTGGCGTAATCGAGCAGGCCGCACGCGAGGCGGCAGCGCAGATGGTATTCGAGGCCGAGCGCATCAAGCACAACCGGCAACTGCAACTGGTTCGCATGAGCGCCCGCGCGCGCGACGCTGACGGCATTGTCGACGGCACGCGCATGGACGCCCTCGAAAAGACGATCGTGCGCGACTATTCCGGCAAAACCAACGTCACGAGCCTCGAAGAAAAGATGGCCGGCTACAAAGCCTATTTCGGGCGCTCGCTGTCCGAAACGTGGAACGCGCTCGGCAAGGACTGGTTCGGGTTCTTTCAGGACAAAGCCAAAGTCACCGACCTCGTGCGCGAGCTGCGCGGCGAAGCGACCGGCAACGCCATTGCAAAGCAGGGCGCGAAGGCGTTTCACGACGTGGCCGAGAAAGCGCGCACCGTCTTCAATGAAAACGGCGGCGAAGTCGGCAAGCTCGACGATTGGGGCCTGCCGCAGCATCACAGCCAGGAGAAGGTCGCCGCGGTCGATCAGGCGAAGTGGGTTGACGCGATTATGCCGCTGCTGAACCGCGGCAAGTACGTCGATGATGCGGGGCAGGCGTGGAGCGACGCCACGCTGCGCCGCTTCCTCGGCAAAGCTTACGACACCATTTCGACGAACGGGCACTCGAACGTCACGCCCGGCGAATTCAAGGGTGCGGGCGCGCGCGCGAACCGTCACGCGGAAGAACGCCAGATTCATTTCAAGGACGCGGAAAGCAATATCGCGTACTGGGAGCAGTTCGGCGACAAGACCGTTTTTCAGGTGCTGCACGACCACATTGAGACGATGGCGCGTGACATCGCCACGGTCGAACACTTCGGGCCGAACCCTGATCTCACGTATCGCACGCTGCGCGACCGGGCGCTGCAGGTTGACGTGATGGATAACCGGCGCAAAGCCACGCAGATGGAAGGCCGCGCGGTCAAACTCGACCGGCTCTACGATTACGCCACCGGCCGCACGAAGCCGACCGCAAACGCAACGCTGTCGAATGCGGCGGATGCGATGGCCAACCTCAACGTCGCCGGCAAGCTGGGCGGCTCGATGATTGCATCCCTCTTCGGCGACAAGCCGCTGATGGAGGCGGTGGCGCACCTGAACAACCTGCCCGTGTTTCAGCGCTGGTCAACTGAACTCGCGCTGCTGAATCCAGCGAACGGTGCCGACCGCCGGCTGCTGCAACAGCAGGGCCTGATGCTTGACGAGGTCCGGAGCGGCATGCAGCGATTTTACGAAGGGCTGGGCGCTACCGGCACGACCGGCAAGCTGGCGAACGCCGTGATGCGCGTCACCGGCATGCAGGCGATCAACGACATCCGCAAGGGCGCATTCGGCGCGTCGCTGTTTGCGGCACTCGGCGACCAGATCAAGGCCGGCACCACGTTCGCGAAGCTGGCCGACTCCGACATGCGCGTGCTCAAGAATTACGGCATCACCGAGGACGTCTGGAAAACGTGGCAGCAGGCGAAGCTGCAGGACATCGGCCACGGCAACGCCAATGCGCTAACACCGGATGCCATCGCGCGCATACCCGGCATTGATGAGGGTGCGAAACGGGCAGCAATCGTCAAGCTGCTGGGCATCGTCAACACCGAGAGCGAGTTCGCGATCGTGACGCCGGGCATCAAAGAGCGCGCGGCATTCTACGGCGGCGTGCAGCGCGGGACTGTGCCGGGCGAAATCTGGCGTTCATTCCTACAATTCAAATCGTTCCCCTGGGCGCAGTTCCAGCGCGGCATGGACGCGATCGCGAACGCTGACGGCCCGGTCGGCAAAGCCACTATGACCGCCTTCCTGCTGGCGTCAACCACGCTCGCCGGCGCGATGATTCTGCAGACGCGCGAAATGCTGGCCGGCAAGGACCCACGCGACATGGTCGAGCGTGACCCGGCGAAGTTCTGGGGCGCGGCATTCCTGCAGGGCGGGGCGATGGGCATCTACGGCGATTTCCTGTACTCGGCCAATCACACGCGCTACGGATCCGGCGTGCTCGAAGCGATGGCCGGGCCGACCGTGGGGCCGTTGCTCGAGATGGGCCTCACGCAGCCGATGAATGCGATCGCCAACCGGATGCAGGGCAAGGAAACGCATCTGCTCGCGCAGACGGTTCAGGACGCGAAGGGTTTCATCCCCGGCGGCAACATCTGGTACACGAAGGCGGCGATGGACCACCTCGTTTGGCAACAGGTGATGGAGGCAATGTCGCCGGGGTATCTCGCGTCGATCCGTTCGAAAACGGCGAAGGAGTTCGGGCAGGAATGGTGGTGGCGCCCGGGCGATCTGGCGCCGGAGCGCGGGCCTAACCTCGGCGCGGCTGTCGGCCAATGAAGGTGAGGAACTTCATCGCACACATAATCGCGGCGGCGACGCCGGCGAAGCCGATGATCAGCCAGGCGAGCACGCTGTCGGCAGAGTCAGGCCACGCGCGCAGCGTCACCGTGCCGAGCGCCCACATCACGCCGGCGGCAATCAGCGCCAATGCGATGAAAAAGAGATTGACGGCGATGAACGCCGCCACGTTTTTGACCCATGCCATGCCGGCAGTATAGGACGAAACCATGCTCTCGGAAAAGACGATCAAACGCCTCGAGGCCAAGCAGGAAGAACTGGCGCTGCTGTTCCTCGACCAAGCCGACGTCAAGAAATGGGGCGACCTGACCACCAAGAACCTGCGCGGCGACACCTACTGGAACAAGAAGAACTGCGCGCAAACGCTGGGCCTGATGGTGCGGATTCAAAGTCTGCTGTCGATGTGCATGCACAAGCCAGCCGGCACGACACCGGCACCGGAGGATGGCGCGGGCGATCGAGACGACGAGAAAATCGCGCACAACGCTGAGCGCGAAGCCCTGGCCGTCATCGATCGCGTGCGGGCCAAACACAAGAAATGACCCGAAAAGTGGGCTTCGTTGCGTTCTTCCTCATATGGGCAGGCATCATGCGATGGCAGGTGCCCGACCTGCATATCCGCATTTGCCTGTGGCTGGAGGAGACGCTCGACGAGGTCCGCGTGCTGGAGGTGTTCCGCGGCGCAGCGAAATCCACGCTTTACGCGATTTACAAGGCGTGGCGGATTTACCGCGATTCAAGCCGGCGCTCGCTGGTCTGGTCGGCCGATTCGAAACTGGCCAAGCGCATGAACCGCGACGTGATCTCGGTCCTGCGCCGGCATCCGCTGTGCAAAGGGTTGCTGCCGCAAACACCGGGCGTCGAGGAATTCTGGGTCGCCGGCGCTACCGATGCGCGGAACCCGACGATGGCGGCGCACGGCGTCATGTCGAACGCCACCGGCGGCCGCGCGGAAGACATCGACTTTGACGACATCGAGGTCCCGAAAAACATCGGCACCGCCGAGGGCCGCGAGAAGCTGCGCGACCGGATTTCGGAGTCGACGCACATCATCGTGCCGGGCGGGCAGAAAACCTACATCGGCACGCCGCACACCCACAACACCATCTATGACGAGCAGATCACCGGCGGCGCGGCCGTGCTGAAGATCCAGCTTTTCGAGCAAAGCCAGCGCTACGAGGGCGCCGAATGCCAGAGTGATGTCCGCTTCGAGGTGCCGTTCGAGGCGGACACCGATGGTTATTACGTGTTCGTCGGCATCGGCAAGATGGCGCGCCTCCTGGTGGAAGGCGACGACTACACCGTCGAGCCGGGCGCGATCGTGCTCGAGCGACCGCCGGGCGCGGCACCGCTTGACATCTACACCTCGTGTTCATGGCCCGAGCGATTCGTGCGCTCCGACCTGCTGCGCCGGCGCAAAGACACTCGGACGATCAACGCATGGGACAGCCAGTACCAGCTGCACGCGAAGCCGCTCTCCGCGATCAGGCTCGACCCGGACAAGCTCATCCCCTACGACGTCGAGCCCGTGATCGAGATGGCCAACGGCGGCATCAGGATGCTGCTGGGCAAAACGCAAATCGTGTCCGCCGGCTCCCGCTGGGACTGCGCGCTGGGGCGCACGACCGGCGACGTGTCGGCCTTCGGCGTCGTGTTTCAGGATCAGCGCGGGCATTACTACTGGCACCGCTCGCGCGCCCTCATTGGCGACGTCTACGAGCAGTGCAAGCAGATTCGCGAGCTGGCGATTACCTTCCAACTGCCGCGTGTGGTGGTCGAGAGCAACGGGCCGGGCGCCTTCGCGCCGACCATCCTCCGTAAAGAACTGCGCGGCACCGGCTGCGCGGTCATTGATGAGTTCTCCACTGAGAACAAGAATAAACGCATCCTTGAGGCGTTCGAGGCGCCGCTTTCGGGGGGATTCCTTTGGGCGCACGTTGAGGTTATCGATACCGTACGCGACGAAATGAAGGACTGGAAACCGACCGTGAAAGAGCAACCCGACAACCACCTCGATGCCGGCGCCGGCGCGATCAAGGATTCGCCGCAGCGCATTGGCAAGGTGATCGGGGCGGTCGCGCAACTGCCGGGCCACAAGGCCGGCGGCGCATGGCGGCCAGACGGCGGAATGCACGAAGTAAAACTCGATCTCACCGGGAGCACCTGATCATGCCAGTCGGCGTATACGCACCAAACAGTTCCACCGGCAACGGCGTCACAACCGTTTTCCCCTACAGCTTTCGGATCATCGACCAGACGCACCTGGTTGTCACGGTCGACGGCGTCGAGATGGCGCTCACCACCGATTACACGGTCGATGGCGTGGGCAATTCGAACGGCGGCAATGTCACGATGCTGGTGGCGCCGGCGAACGGCACGGTGGTGCTGCGCTACCGCGACGTGCCCTACACGCGCGAGGAGGATTATCAGTCGAACGGTGATCTGCGCGAGGAAACGCTCGACGACGATATTGATCTGCGCGAAATGCAGATCCAGCAAATTGCCGAAGCCATTGTACGCGCGATCGTGGCGCCGATCGGCAGCGGCTTCAGCGGCCTTTTGCCGTCGGCGGTCGGACATGCGCTTTACGTGCTGGGTCCGACCGCCACCGAGAACGGCATCGAATACGTTGATCCGGGTAGTGTCGCGCTGGCGATCCCGGCCGATGGATCCGTGACGCCTGTGAAATTGGCGGCCGGCACGCGCGGCGACATCCTCTACGCGGGCGCGGCGGGTGCATGGGCGAAACTCGCGGCGGGCACCGCGGGCAGACTCCTGCAGACCAATGGCGCGGGCGCTGATCCGACGTGGGCAGGTTTCGGCTTGCCATCGCAGACGAACAACGGCGGCAAGGTCCTCAGCACAGACGGCACCAACGCAGCATGGATCAACAGCGACCCGTGCGTGCGGCAAACCGTACTGTCCGGCACGGTTGACGCCAATGGCCTGCCGAACTTCGGCGGCGCAACGGGCGGCACGACGGTCACCCAGGCAAACACGCTGGTCGCCACGGCCGCGAACGGAAATAACATCTACGGCGGACTTAATCGCAACGGCCTGAAGGTCAACCCTTCGTGGACCGGTCTCAACGTCAACGGCACGATGTATCTCGGCGTGACGGTCAACGCTGACGGCTCGCTGACCGAGTTCAGCACGACGCTTGCGCCGACGTATCGCTGGGGCGGGGCGGATGTCGTGACCGCGAACCAGCGCACCTTCAACATTCAAGAAATGCAGATGAAGGTCGGCAACGGCGCGACGGCGGCGCAAGCCTATGACGTGTTTGTCGGTGAGGTCACTGTCGCCGGTGCAGTGGTGACCGCGATCACCTGGTATGCGTTGATGGGGCGCTACACCGCACCGTGGACGGCAACGCTGCCGGCCGCCGCCGCCGCCGTGTCTTACAACCACAACATCGGCAGCAACCTCCTGAAGTGCCTTTTTGAAATCGAGAACACGACGACCGAGGCGGGCTACGCAGTCGGCGACCAGATACAAAACCCGCAGGGCGCGGGAAACGGCGTGATCTACGCGCCGTGGAGCACCCGCCTGACGGGGGGCGTCACGCTCGTTAGCAGCGCGGGTATCGGGCTTCAGACAAAATCCACCGGCGTCATCGCCACGGCGACGCTTGCCAGTTGGAAGTACCGGATGCGCTTCGAAAGGGGCTGGTAATGTGGACTGACGGAAACGGATTTTTCTATGTGGGCGACTGCCAGGTCGGGCACCGCGCCGCAACGCTGCCCGAGATTACCGCCTACGAGGCCGCAAGGGCTTTGTTAGTCCGTCCAGCGCCTACGGTCGATGACGTGATTGCCGTGCTCGCCACGCCGCAGCAAAAGGCCGACATTGAGGCCCGTGCATCCGGAACAAAAATCGCCGAGGAGCAAGTGAGATGACCGAGCCACGTCAAGAAGACACAACCGACACCGAACTGACCGGCCCCGGCGGATGGGGCGTCAAATATCGCGGCAGCAACACGGCGATGCTGACGATCATCATCGTTCTGCTGATTGCCGGCGGGCTCGGTTATGGCATCTGGCAGCACGAAATGGCCGCGGTCACGCGGGCAGTCAGAACAATCGAGCGCGACATGGTAGCGACGGCTGCGGTCAAAGACTTGACGGTATCGGTCGACAAGCAAGAAAAGAAAATGGACGCGATTATCTACGTGCTGACCCTCTCCGACGTCGAGCGAAAGGCGCTGCGGCTGGACAAGCCGCAGGCGTTGCGGGAGATGCAGCGGTGAGGCTCACCCTCGCCACCGTTTCAATCGTCGATGCCGGTTGCTTCAGCGTGCTGCTCGACGAGAACGGCTACCCCTTGATTGTCGCCTGCGAACGAACGTTCGCCGATCTGCGGCCGGTCATTCCAGCCGGTGTCTACGTGTGCAAAAAGCGCAAGTACAACGCCGGCGGCTACATGACACACGAGATCACCGGCGTTGCGGGCCATAGCCTGCTGCTGTTTCACCGCGGCAACAAAGAAACCGACTCACTCGGGTGCGTGCTGACCGGCCTGTATTTCGGCATGCTCGACGGCCAGCCGTGCGTGCTGAATGCGGCGGCCGGGTTCGATCGGTACTGGGCGACGGTCGGGCAGCTCGACGAGTTCGAGCTTGAGGTGAGCGGGCGATGAGCGTAAAGCCCGCATTGACCCGCGCCGACAAGCTCGCGATCGAGAACGCCGACGGTCAGCGCAAATGGCGCAACAAGAATATGCGCGTCGCCATTGGGAAATTTAACACGCTGGTCGGGCAAATTCGTGGCGCCGCCCACAAGTGCGGTTACGCTATCGCAGTGCATGGCTCTCTGCTGCGCGACATTGATCTGCTCGCCGCGCCGTGGACGAAGGAAGCGCAGGCGCCGACGACTTTGTTGAAGGCGATCCTTGAGGGGGTCAAGCTATTCGACGTCGGCTATTTGCAAGCGAAGAAACCAACCAAGAAACCGCACGGCCGCCTCGCGTGGGTGATCCACGTCGGCGGCACCTACATCGACCTTTCCGTTATGCCGAGGCGCAGATGAACCCTCTAACCATCAACCCGTGGGTCCTGATCGCGCTCGGCGTGGCGTGGGCGGCGAGCCTCGTCGGCGTCGGGGTATGGCAACGCAGCGACGGCAAGGCTGTTGTGCAGGCCGAATGGGCGACCCGCGAAGCCAAAATCAACGCCGAGTCCGCAACCAAGATCCACGCGGCAGAGGAAAAGACCCGCGCCGCCGAACACCAGATGGCCGTCAACCTGGTGGTCGTCGCCACGGAATACCAAGCCAAACTCAAGGAGAAAGACAATGCGCTTGCTGCCGCTCGTACTGCTGCTCGCACTGGCGGGCTGTGGGTCAACGCCGCCTGCCCCCCGGTTGCTGGAAACGCCGCAATTGGTGCTGCCGCCGGCGCCGGCTTCGATAATGGTTCGGCGCGAGTCCGACTTTCTGCTGAGACTGCAGACGCTCTTATCGCCCTCGCCAGTGACGCCGACCGAAACACCGATCAGCTCAGGGCCTGCCAGCAGGTAGTCGAGGCGGATCGGGCGCCGCCCTGATCGCGCCAATTGGGCGGAATCGAATTATAGGGTTTTCCGAAAAACTCTTAAAATTCAGCGTAAATCAGACAGATTGTGATTCCAGTCGTCGTGGGTTCGAGTCCCATCAGCCACCCCAATTCAAGTACTTACGAGCGGCATTTTTCGAAATCTATAATATATAAAACCCGTTTTATAGATTTCAGCGCAGCGGCCGGACCTTCACTGGTGCGCGCTGGTAAACCCGCCTCGTAATCGCAGGGCTCGCATGGTCGAGCAGCTCCTGCGCGCCGGCCGTGCTCATGTCGCTGGCCGTCTTTGCCCTGATGTCATTCTCACGAAAGCGCGCACCGCCCGCCGCAAGGTAGGGCTTCATGTCCCGCACCCAGGCTGATTTGAATCCGCGCCCGGTCAGTGCTGATCCGCTGCGCGCGGGGAATAGCGGCACGGTCATGGGGTCGATAAACGGCACCACGTTGTCGTCGCGATCGGGCGCTGGCGGATGCAGCGACAAAACCGCCTTGATGGTCACGCGCAGCGCCCACGACCAGCGCACGATCTTGACCCTGCCGGTCTTACTGATGCCGCAGCGGATGCCCTGCTCGAGCAGGTTGCCTTTGACGAGTGCGAGCAACTCGCCCTGCCGACACCCCATCAGGCGTTTGAGCAGCACGTAGGCGCGCATGCGGGCGCTGGCGGTGCGCTTCCATACCGCAAGCTCCGATGTCTCGATGTAGCGCCTGCGTGGCCGCTCTGTGTTCCTGCGCACGCCATAGCAGGGATTCTCGTTGATGTCCCAATCGCGTAGACCCATTGCCCACGCATAGGCCGACGACAGCAGGGCGACCTCGCGGTTTGCGCGCACCGGCGCCGGCTTGAAATCCTTGTCCGTGCGCTCGCGCAGGTAGCGCGCAACGTGCTGACGTTTGACCGCTGACACCGGCAACTGGCCGAACACCAGGCGCAGCGTCTTCGCCTCCTGCTCGTTACTCTCCAGGGTGCGCGCCGATGCTTCATGCGCGCGTACCTGCGCTTCGCGGTGGGTCAGGAATGCGCCGAGTAGGGCGCTCACAGTTTGCGGCGCCGGCGTGTCCTTGGATATGCGATCGAACGCTTCCTTGGCCTCGCGATCCCACTCGCGCCCGAGCGTGTGCCACTTGTTCGACGGGTCTAGATAACGGTATCGGCCGTCCTTGAAATAAACGCGGGTCGGCAGGTGGTGATCGGTGGAACGGTGGCGCGGCATGGCGCGTAGTCTACGCCGGTCGGGCGAAAACGGAAAAATCGGGCTCCGGCGCTGGGCGCTCGCCGACGCCGAGGCGGTGCTCGACGTGCCCGCGGGCGACCAGTATGTCGCCGCGCTTGTTCGTCTCGCATTTCACGCCCTTGGCCTTCAGGCAAGCGAGCTGGTCCTTCCGGCGTTTGCAGCCGGTGTAGGTGATCAGCTCGTCGCGGGTCAGGAACATCTCTTGAACTCGACAACCCACACCCACGGATTCGCAGCCCACGAGCCGGCGCCGTTGATGTTTTCCCACGTCTTTTCAAACGCGGATTTTGCGGTAACGTAAGCGTGGTTGTCGTCAGGCTCAGCCACGTAGCAGATGCAGTTCGGGTGTCCGGCGTCATCGTTTGCCGGCAACAGATCGCTGCGTATTCCTTCGGCCTTGGCATCGTGCTCGCTGATGTCCTGCAGCCGCTCGACGCGCACGCCGGTCACTTCCAGCGTGATGCGCGAGGCGGCGCGAGGCATGAATATCGAGGGGCGCCACTTGTATTGAGTTGCCGAAAGCGGCGCCCGCCGCGCGAAGAACGCCCGCACTTCCGGGTCACGTTGTTTCGACAAAATGGTGCCATCGGCCGCATAGTGGAAAGCATGGCCGCCTTCGTTCTCGCGCCACGTTTCCCGCACCCACAGCCGATCGCCGGGCTGGCCGTAGGGGCAGCGCAATTTTGCATATGGCTGCTCGGCGCCGATCATCGCTTCATGCCAAACGCCATCGATTAAACGGGCTTCGCGGCAGTCTTGGACTTCCCACGCATTGAGCGGCTTGCACGCCCGCCGCGTCATCGTCTTGCGGCCGTCGAGGATCGCGCGGACCATCGTGGCGCTGAACAGAATAGGGCGCTCTTTCACAGCAGCTTCGGCTCCTGAACGGCCTGCAACCCCATCAACGTCGCCGCCACCGCCTTCATCGCCGCAATCTCGTGGTCGGCCTTGTCCTGCGACATTTTCTTCGCCGCCACCCATCTGGGATAGACGCTCTCGCGCATGCGGATTTCGCGGGCGACGGCGTCGATTTGTTGCTGGAGGGTGATTTGGCTCATTGGCCGGTTTCCTTTCGCGCCTGTTCGTATGCCGTTTGCACTAAGTGGAATTTCTCAGCATCGCCGCCGTTGTCCGGATGATGCGTGGAGCGCAGACGTCGATATTTATGTTCGATCTCGTCGCGGTCTGGTTGCTCGTGCGCCTCGAAGCCGAACACTTCGCGCCAGCCGCCGGCCGTTTGACCCGGCGCCGGCAGCGCCGTGAAACCGGTAAACGCCCGATCGAGAATCGACGCGCCGCCGTGCCGCTCAATGGCGCGCATGGCTTCGAGCGTGGCTGCGATGGCCGCAAGGTTGTCGGCAACGCGGTCATAGCGGTCGATCGCCATGCAGCGGTGGCCGGCGGAGGGATCATCCCAGTACACGGCGGCACCCGGATCGTCAGGCTCGCGCTCGCCCGAACGCGGCAGGCCGTCGATGCGTAGCCGGACATTGGTCGAGATCACGATGTCCTGCCGCTCGAGCACGCCGAAGCGGCCGAGTTCCTGCAGGATGCGCGTGGTCGCGTCGCTCACAGACAGGTCGCCTTTGCGCATCCAGGACGATCCGCCCGGCTGCGATGAATATTGCCGGACGCCCTTGCTGAATTGCGCGCGCCGGCGGTGAGCTGCCGGCATGCGCTTCCAGCCTTCAGGCCAGCACAACGGGAATGCTTCGATCATTGTTGTCTCTCAGGTGGGAAACGGCCACGCGCCCGGCACTCTCTCCATCCGGACGCGCGAGCCTACTTTTTTGCGTCGACCTCGACCTCTTCGAACACGAGGGCCAGTTGCAGCGCCTTCGTTTTCTGGTCTTCGAATTTGTCGGTGTCGCCGGCGCGTGCCTTCACGTATTTCGTGACCGTGGCCGCCAACAATCCCGACGATTCGGCGACCGCTTTGACGCCGTCCTTGTAATCCTGCGCCGCGTCTTCGGCTTTGTTGTGTAGCTGCACGAGGTGGGCGACCTTCGTCTGCAGCGATTCAAGTTTGATGACCGCTTCCTGCCCGTTGTCGCTGCGGCCGCGCACGCCCTCGGTCGACTTCGCCGTCAGCCTGCGCGCCTGTTCGTCCTTCGTGTAACCCTCGGGGTTTTCATCCGACTTCGGAAAGCCCGGGCCCTTGCCCTTCATCGCGCCGACCGCGTCTTTCTGGAATGCTGCGTCGGCTGCGGCTTTGGCGTCGGCTTTGGTGGTCT